ATTGATATAGGTCTCATGACCCGTCAGCGGTTCTAGCACGACGCCCAAGCGTGCGCGTGTTGCTGCCTCCATTGTTATTCCGCGTTCTGCGAGATAATCCTCCGCCTCGTGCAGAGCGCTGTGGTAATACCTCGCCGCGCGCGTTAAGGATTCCTTCTGCGATAGTGATTGCTTCACGAAATTCAACTCCTTCTTTTTGCATAATGATAGCGTATCCATCTCCCTTCATCTGACAAGCAAAGCAACAAAATGCATTGTCGTCAGTTGTAGCAGATGCTGATGCGTGACTATCATTGTGGAATGGGCACTTCATTGAGAACCATCCACGTCGGGTAGGAACAGTAGCACCATAGTGCTCTAGTATCGCTGAGATACTGGGTTTATCGTACTTCATTTATCTAATGCCTTCTTCAAGAGTTCGACCCACACCTGCACAGGCATGGTTGCGTACCAGTCTCCAGGGTTCCCCTTCCCTTTCCTCTTGTGCACAACCACACCTGTCCAAGCCTTGTCGTTAGCCATCTCGACTATCAACTCTTCTGTCCAACCAGCCAAGTCCATCTTGGCATGGTTTTTGATTTCAATAGTAACACCAGGAATACCTGAGATGTCACCTTTATCGAGGGTCGCGCCTGCAAGACGTCTGTCTACATACGGAAACCATTGTTTGAGATACTTTACCACATCTCTTTCGGCTCCTGCACCTTTAGCCTTGGAGGCACGACCACTCATTTAGTACCAGCCGTTCTTATTATGAAACGCTAAGGCTCTTGATGGACTGCCGTAGCGATGCTTTATATATTTGAGACCTAAGTCAATCTGCCTTACCATCGGAGTATTCTCAGGCATTTTCAGCATCTGAGGTATTCCGTATGCAGTAGAACGTGGATTGTTCGCGGTGTAATCCCATCTGGACTCTCTGTTCCACAATGTGAATAACGCGTTCCACTCTTTATTACTTCTGTATTGCTCTAGGACTTTGCCCTTTGCAATCCATTTTGCCATTTTCTTCATCTCAGATATAGAGACCACACCAAAAAAAGGTTTAGTGCACTTCTCTCTGGCTTCTATTTGTCTCTCCAAAAACATCGCACCCACAGTGTGAGGCAAAGTTCCCACAAAGACTACAGCAGCCATAATCCAAGCGTATGTTGTTAGTTTCATTTTTACTCCTCAATTGGGGCGGTTGCCTGTGTTCCACAGTCAGCACACTCCATATCTCGAAAATACATCCCAATAGTACCATCCTCCGCGAATGCTACTTTGAGATTCCAGACGAAACTTCCACAGATGCACACCGTGGTTGGCTCACCACGGATATCCATCGCCCTTGTGTAATCTGGTTTTAGTTCATTTATATGTTTAGTCATCATCGTCATCTTCCCACTCATCAGGGTCTACGTTTGGAAACGGATTGCCCCAGTCAGGATTAGGTACGATAGGGTCGATGAAACTCATTTTAACCTCTCAGCGATGTCAGAAACATCCATGTATTCAGGGTTAAAGTTCAACCATAGAGCAGTGTTGCCCGATGGGTCTGCCTTACCATAACGGTTCTTCACTGGTGCCACAGCAATAAAGCCAGGAGCATCAGAGCCAACTGTACAGATAAGGGCAGGTAACTGTGCAACCATACCCTGCAAAGCAGAGCGTGGTTGACACGGTGTACCTGTGTAGGACTCCTTTGTATGATGAAGTACTACAACAGCAGCGTTTGTATCTCTTGCGAGGTACTTGAGTTCTTTCAGAGTAGAGCGCATGTTTGCGAACTCTTCTCCGCCATCGTTAGAGATATCCATAAGGTTATCAATAACGATAAGAGTAGGTGAGCATCCCCATAGTTCTTCGAACGCAGCCACCTCTTGGTCTAGGTCATCTAGCGTAGGACTAGAATCAAAAGACCAAAAGATGTGCTGAGCATGTTCGTTAATAACTTTGCGAGAAGTAGCAACCTCAGTCTCAAGTAAAACTTCTACATCAGATTGAGGCTTGCCAGTAATCATAGAGAGTAATCGCATAGCCATAGTGTGTGCATTGGTATCAGCACTGACATACAGTGTTGGAACCTTTGCTCGTAGCGCTATGGCTAATGCGACAGAAGACTTGCCAGCACCAGGTGTACCAGCAATCATCGATATTTCGGCACGTCGAAACACGACTTTGTTTAATTCGAAGGTACGAAAGACAGTCGGTAGCGGTTCGCCACCTATGTCCTTACTACCTACTGCGCGGGCAAGTGTTCTCATCTCTTAGAAAGATTCCCATTCTGCATCGTTGCGACGGATGAATACAGGTTGGCACTGGTCGGGAGTACCCTTTGGAGATGGGCACATGTAGCCCTTCCAAGGTCCCTTAGCCCCTGAACCCTGTCGCTTTGTCATGATTCCATGGCTACAACGCTTAGCCTCTGGACCCATAGTGTTGCTTGCAGTTTGTGTTGGATGAGCAGTATGGTCGACCTGTGCATTTGGATACGCAGAACGAACATTCTCAACCGCCTGTGATGCATTCTGTGGTGCACCAGCAAGTGACTGTGCCATCTGCTTAAGAAGTTCTTGTGACTCCTCAACGCCTACGGCTTGCTCTAAAGCCTCGCAGAATCCTGCGTAGGTCTCTGATGCTACGACGAAGATACGTCCATCGTAGAGTTTGCTACTGACTTGGAAGTTACCAGTCATTTGTTTATCCCCTCATTCATGTTCGAGTTTGAACCCTATGCTATCCCATGCATCCACCGCATCATCTATTGTGCGAAGAATTGGGACTATATCACTAACTAACGTGTCCATTAACGTACTTACAGGAAGATGTTATACCACATCGACCACAGTTGGATAGGTTAGGCAGGAAGATAGTTTCCTTGCGAGCCTTATCAAAAGTATTTAGTAAATCTTCTATGCGTTCAGGGTACAAGTTAGACAGACTCCATAAGGAAATATGACCAGTACGTGCATCCCAGAAGCCTGCCTTGTCGACAGAAATCCCTTGCTTGTTGAGGGCCCACGCATAGACCGCAAGTTGCAAAGGATGCCTCTGGGATGACGCACCAGTTTTGATATCGAGGAGCACCCGATTCCCCTCGAAGTCCACCATCACACGGTCAATTGCCATCTTGACTGTGGCATCATCAATTTCAATCTCATATTCTTTTTCAATAAAGTCTTCGTAGATGTTCCAACCGTTGCTACGGAACTTAGCCCAGTTCTCTAGCATCCAGCGACCTTCACCATACCACCATGACATGTCTTCACGCTTAGCAAACTGCCAAGTGTTCATGTCACCATTGATTGCTTCATCTTCTTCGACTTGTTGGAACCAAGCATCATTCCACATCAAATCAAGATAGGCAGAGTCCAGCGTTACTACGCCAGCCTGGTCATAGTTTTCAGTAGCCTTGTGAAGGGCGGAGCCACCAGTAAACCACACTGCATGTGCCTCTTTAGCACCTTCGACTTTAGTTAGATAATACTTCCAGCCACACTCTTGCCAAGTGGTAAAACTGGAATAGGAAATATGCTTAGGTAATTCGTTCATGGTCATACTGTATCACAGCCATGAGGACCATACGCGTCGAATCCACAGTAGTAACAATCCATGGTTTCTTGGCACATACGGCATATATACTTAAATTGGACCTCATCACAGCAGAGATGTGTTACATCCATGATGAAGTAGTTCTCGGTTTCATCTATAAATTTTGTCATACGGATACGGTACCACACGGGTTTCTTAAATGCTGTCTGAACCAGATTTTAAGAAACGCCCCCCTACCCCCCATAAAAATTAATGGTGGTTCAGGGAGTTGGAATCAGACATTTGTCGTCACCGTCATTTGAAGTTTCCGCCCCACGGTTACCCGCCCTTCTATGTTACACTAAGTTTCTAATCTTGGAGGATTGAATGCCAACATACGAATACAAGTGCGATGCCTGTGGCATCACCATGGACAAGCAGGTTGATGTCGAAGACAGAGACCAACCATGGGAGTGTTCCTGTGGAGAACCTATGAGACGCGTCTACACAGCGGTGCCAGTCAAGTTCAATGGCTCAGGGTTCTACTCAACTGGAGGGTGAACTGTACGGGGTGTACGCAAGGTGGATTTAGTACGTTCAGTACACCCTTAGCAAAAGTAAACAGAAGTAAATTGACCTTGAGTTGAGGCCAAAAGTACCCTCGACCCATATATTATGACCTGGACGCCCTG